GTTTCACTTCTAGTACATTTGAAAGCGACAAGGGCTCTAACCGCTATTTGCGATTAGATCTCAACATTCGCAAAAACCTCGTGCACCCTGATAAATACAACCAGCACGAGTATAAAGAAACGATCAGGGGTAGCGTAGTGCATGAAAATTTTAATGTAAATGGTTCTATAAGCAGTAAAGCACTACGCGTTTCGTACAAGAACATGCACACATATCATGCTACTAAGTACGGTTCTAATAGACACCGAAACAAATTGAAAATTGAACAGTCTATAGAACAAACAGCGAAGGAAGCAAAGAGCGTAGCAAAATTTCAGAAAATGTTATATGATTTACAAGCTGAAGCAATAACACGGCCCGCCTTACACTTAGATGGTGCATGGTTACAGAAAAATGATAGTGTACACCAACAATTATCTAAATTAAAACAAAGCATCATCGATAAAAACGCCAAAAATCACACAGCGATCGTAGCAAAACAACAAAAAGAACTTACCCCTTACGAACGCGGCCAACTAGCTAACCTTCTGATTAAACCTTCTGCAAACCTTAAATTATTCAGCCAAATATACAAAACCAGACCCAATGCTATTGTTAAATATTTATCCGATCCTATGAGTCAGAAAACAAGTGGTCGCAATCCCAGAATAAATTTTTATAGAGCACTTAACTTATTGAATGAGAAAGATCAAAACAGAGTTAAAATACACACAGCCATAACATCCGTAGACTCTTATGTATATAATATAGGTATGCTTATTCGTGGAGTCATAAATCATTCCCGCTCTGATACACTCGAATACTCCGACAAACTACTTGAACATGGCAATATACATTACAATAACAAAACCAAAACCTTTTACCTCACACCAAAACATGATTCATTGACTCTCTTGCTTAATTCTTCTGACCCTGATCTTCAAAAATTCTTCTATGTATACGGTTCTGTACATCCTGTAGATTATAACTATTTCTTAGCTAACAATGAAGACAAAATAAACAATGCATTAGTAAAAGATTTTATTCGCACCACTGGTGGCCAAACACACAAGCAGTATGAAAACATGGTTGCATGGTCCAAAAGACATAATTTAGCTGCTGATTACGAGAGGCTTTACGATCATGATCTTCCTGTCCTACATATGGTAGGATACACTGAAGATGACTTCTCAATTACTTACATAACACCACCATACGCTCGAAACAAAACAGTATCAGTAGGGGCTCTTGATCATCGTTACTTGAATGATCTAAATATTCTAAACACTCGTAGTAAGAGTCAGGGCTACACAATAACTGAAATAGATGGTATTCGGTGTTGTGAAGATATGATCTGTGATAATGTGTCGTATTTTAACCCACCCAGTAAAGATCATTGTTGCTTTGGTTACGTTTACTTCCTAGCTCTAGCCTTGCAAGGCAGAAACTTCACTCCAAGAGATATTGACATTTTAGCTTTTGTGGAAAATCCCACTGGTTGTATGCGTGATGCAGGTGAATTATTAAAACCACAACTCAAGGATTTCAAAGATATTTCTTTTACCGAGGCCACTAGAATGTGCAAAGCTAAGGGTATCGGTGTTTACCTGGACCGTGTGAGCTCACACTTCTTACAGTCCCAGTTATCCAATTTTAGTAGACCTACTGTAGTATTTGTTGATGTAACAGCCGAGCTTTGTCATGCAGTTCTAGTCAAACCTGCTCATTATCAAGAAGTTCATGATCTTAATGAGACACGTTTTGTTGATCGTCACAATATTGATTTTAAACCTGAAGCTTTCCAGTATCTCCTGAATAATCCTTTATCTTATTCTCTTCTCATGAACCTTTTCTATACAGCTTCTCCTGGATCCAATCGGAGAGCCATTTTAGCAGGTTATGCCAACCGTGGTGCTCTCCCTCTAGTGTTCTTCAGTCTCAATAATACAGCTAAAACTTTACAACATTTGTTCACATACAGTGGCGTAGCTGCAAAATCATCATTAAGGATAATCGAAGAAGGAAATAAGTGGACTATTTCTCTCATAACACAACATCGCGACCATGTTCAAATAAACAAGACAGTTAATAATACAATGCAAGACATGGGTTTTTCTGATAATGACATGAAACACCAAGATGAAAAAATAAATAAAACCGATGAGAAAGAAGTAGAAGTACCCAAACAGGCCAATCCTGAAGCTACAGCAACAGTTAATCAATTACGTGAGATATCTAGGGCCATAATAAATGACAGAAAACAAGAACAGGAAACAAAAGAAGAAACGAAAGAAACAACAGCACAAAATCCTCGTCCAGTTCGCATATTGAGAGATGATGCAATGTCTGTGTCTAATGCAACAACAGAAGATGATGATGATGTCATGGAGTCATTGAAGTTACCACCAAACATGTATGGCTTACTTGGCTCTCGTCATGTTTCTGGTTTCCAGAAGCGAATCCAACGTTTTATGGTTTATACTTACATGCAGCGTCCCATACAACAAATAGGTGAGGTTTCCTTGGTACAACACACCAATTTTGTAACTGTCAGTTACCATGGATTTACAATGTTTACTGCCTTACGCACTAACAGACCATTAAGTACCATAATTCCATATTGCCACAATATACATTCCAGTTTCAACATCGGCCCACAAACATTTATTTTAACAACATCAGACCTTAAAACAACACATCACAAAAATACACCATATCTTTCTAATCCTTTGACACCGCTAATTAATTCTCATGAACCTCTCGATCCTGCCGTTCAATCCACAATTATCGACTTCTTACTTACAGGAGACAACTTGACTACTATACACGCCAATCCAACACACATCAACAAAGTATTCGGTTTTGTTCGTGCGATCCATTCGTCCTTTGAACTTACTTCAGAGAACATTAGATCGGCAACAGATTTTGTGTGGAATTTTGATACTCGTTTAACCAGAAATAGTACACTTACACTCAAAGAACGCGTCCTAGCTACTTTGTCATCCATTGTTGATTTTGTTAGTGATGTTTGCCTTGAGAAACTCAACCAAATTTTAAATCGAATTACCCCAAATTATGAGCCTCCTCTCTATGAATATCATCAGGAAATAAAACGCGAGGAAAACTCTGATAATTCAGACGATTACGATGATGATGAT